GGCGGAATGAAATCAATGGGGAACATGGAACACCTATCCTGGTTTACCGGAAATATTGTTTATATGTTTTTAGGTGGTATCGTTATGACTCTCTTATGGCAGTCTTCGAGTTTATCTACTACCGCAATCATTGCTCTTGTAGCATCAGGCGCTGTCCCATTACCAGCAGCAATTGCAGCCGTTCTTGGCGCCAATATAGGAACAACTGGTACAATTTGGTTAGCGGGACTTCTAGTTTCAGATGGAATGCCAAAAGGTGATACCTTGCGTATCGCTATGGCTCATACTGGTGTCAATCTCTTTATGGCTATGACACTATTACCGTTTGTTCATCACATTGCTCGATTCCTTGGTCGCTTTTAAAAATAAATAATTCCTAATTAACGCGCCTTCGGGCGCTTTTTTTATGTACAAACTATTATAAATAGTGTATAATGTAACTAGAGGAAAAGCTCATGCAAAGATTTAGAACATTTTTAAAGGAGATGGCAGCCGTGAATGTAGCAGATTTAAATACTGAATTTATAAGTAAGGCAGAAAGAGTTATTTCTTTTAATTTATCGCCTAATAATTTTACAAGTCTTGAGTTTAAAAACGAAATACAATATCTTATAAAGAAACATTATTTTCCAAAATTTGATTTATCTAAAACTCTTAAAGGACAGCCTTCAGTAAAAAAATTAAATTCTTTAATAGAGCCATTAAAATCGCAATATCCTTCAATGTATAATAAGTTGCATAATTATAATTTAAAAGGAGTTGGTCCTGGTGAGGCTACACTTTATTTTTTACTCGATGATGGTTACTTAGGAGGTGGCGCTTCAGGCGGCGTGGATATGACAGTAGGTTCAACACCATATGAAATAAAAGCTGCGCTAGTCAATCCTGCAAAAACTCATGTAAGCGGATTTAAACTCGGTGCAGGCGTTGATTATAAAAGAATTATTACTGAACTTATGAAAATGAAAGACGAATACGGAATAAAAACTACCGGTAAAGGTAAAGAAGAAATACCTTCAAAGTCTGGTATAATGGTGATGAGAGAAAAAGATCCAGCAAGAATGGCAAGATTAGATAAAGAGTTTCAAAAAGAATGTAGAGATTATTTTGGTAATAAGCAAGTCATATTCATATCAAATAATGCAAGCAGTAAAGTCGATCCAGAGTTTCCTGATGCTGGAAAACAAAAAGTTTTATCTGCAAGTGGTGGAACAATAATATCAATACAAAAGGTTATTCCTGCAAAATGTCAAATACAAGTTGTGACTCAAGGAGTAATTAAACCAATAATATCGTTGAAGTAAAATGATCAACTTTATAGAATTTATATCAGAACAAAAAAACACTCATATGACTCATATTGAGGATAAAGTCCTTTATGGTGGAGTCGATGGTACTAGACAAGCAATACTTGCTTTAAGATCTTTACGAGATATGGTAGGAGGAGTTAAAGATGGAAACGTCAGTGTCAAATGGGACGGAGCTCCAGCTATTTTTTGCGGTAACGATCCTCGCGATGGTAAATTTTTTGTTGCTAAAAAAGGGATATTCAACAAATCTCCAAAAGTATACAAGACTGATTCTGACATTGATGCTGATACTAGCGGTGATCTCAATTTAAAATTAAAAGCAGCATTAAAGTATTTACCGAACATTGGTATCAAAGGAGTTATACAGGGCGACTTCTTATTTGGACCAGGTGATCTTAAAACAAAAAAGATAAAAGGTAAACCTTATCTTACGTTTCACCCTAACACAATCGTTTATGCTATACCATCTGGAACTGATGCTGCAAAGAAAGCAAAGTCAGCTAAGATCGGTATTGTGTGGCATACAACTTATAAAGGAACTGATTTTGAAAATATGAAAGCTTCTTACGGAGTTGATATATCAAAGTTTAGATCTAAAGACGTGTGGTCACAAGATGCTATGTTAAGAGATATGACTAACTTTACGATGTCAAAGAAAGATACGGAGGAAGTTAATGCCCATCTTAGTAATTGCGGCAGAATATTTAATAAGATATCTGGCAGTACACTACGACAACTCGAGAATGATAGAAAGATTGCTGAAACTATTGAAACATTTAATAATACTTTTGTACGAAAAGGTGAAGTCATTGGTAACACCAAAGCCCACGTTGAAAAGCTTATACGATACATACAACAAAAGTTTCAGAAAGAGATAGATAAAAGAAAAACAGAAAAAGGTAAAGCTGTTCAACAAAAAAAATTAAATGAATTTTTAAAATTCTTTTCACCACAAAATAAAATAAGTTTAGAAATGATGTTCGAATTACAAAAATCTATTGTTTTAGCAAAATTAAAAATTATAAATATACTTAATAGACTGAATAGCACGCAGACCTTTCTTAAGACTAGCGATGGGTATAAGGTAACTGGTCAAGAAGGGTATGTTGCTATTGATAAACTTGGTGGTGATGCAGTGAAAATTGTTGACCGTATGGAGTTTTCATACGCTAACTTTTCACCAGAAATTATAAAAGGATGGGACAAGCCGGGGAGGAACTAATGGCACCATTAGACTTTAAACATTTTACGTCTGTAGATTATAAACCAGGCGAAGATGATGCAATCAAATACTACGCTCAAAAACGTAAGAAGCAATATCACGGCAATGAGAGCGTCCAATCAGCAGATAAAAAACCAGAAAAATATATTAAGCCAGACGGAAAGGTCGGTGTTAGAATGGTGAAGACTGACAAAGAAGTTATTAAAAAAGAATCAATAGATAATCATCCAAAAGTTAAAGCAGCTCGTAAAGCACACGCTGCTGGAACATGGGACGGTAACGTAAATAAAGAAGGTGAAGCTGTAGTGCATATTAACGGCAAGCCTCATGTTGTCACTAATAAAAGTAAAACTAAGAATTTAAGAAAAGAAGATGTTGATGAAGCTCTGAATCTACAGCAAAGAATGAAACGTTCTCGACTCATGAAAAGAATGAAGTCACGTATTGCTGTTGGTAGAAAACGTGCTATGAAAAAGATGGCTAATAAAAAGACCATTGAAAAAAGAGCATTAAGACAAGCGAGAAATCAAATTGCACAAAAGCTAACACGTGGTATTCCAAAACGTGAATTGACTTTTGCGAGAAAACAAGAAATTGAAAAAAGACTTGCTAAACCAGCTTTACAACAAAGAATTAAAAGAATAGCTAAGAAGCTATTTAAAGATGTACGTAAGAAAGAATTACAAAGAAAGAAAGGTTAATGATAAGTTCATTTAAACATTATTTGATAGAGGAAGAGAAAACCGTATTCTTTACTTTCGGTCGTATGAATCCTCCTACAACTGGTCATGAAAAATTAATGAATGAGTTGTCAAAAAAATCTGGTAAGAATCCTTATAGGGTTTACTTATCACAATCAACAGATAAAAAGAAAAATCCATTGGATTTTAAATATAAAGTTAAAACTGTTCGTAAGTTTTTTCCTAAGCATGCAAGAAGTGTGATGCTAGATAAAAAAGTAAAAACAGTATTTGATGCAGTCACTGAAATGTATAATGATGGATTTAAAAACATAGCAATGGTTGTTGGATCAGACAGAGTAAACGAATTCAATACATTGTTAAACAAATATAATGGAGTTAAAGGCCGACATGGTCTTTATAATTTCAATAAAATCAACGTAATTTCAGCCGGAGACAGAGACCCCGATGCAGACGATGTTAGTGGAATGTCAGCATCTAAGATGAGATCACTCGCAAATGAAGGAGACTTCACACAATTCTCACAGGGGCTGCCACGGAATGTATCAAATTCAGACGCAAAGAAAGTATATAATGAAGTAAGAAAAGGTATGGGACTCAAAGAACAAAAAGAGTATTTTAATAAGTTACATTTCGAGCCTGTCTCTGAGAAAAGAGAGGCATATGTTAAAGGAACTTTGTATAATATTGGTGATCGTGTTGCAATTGTGGGCAGTGACGAACTCGGTAGTGTTACCAGTCTTGGAACTAATTATGTCATTGTAGAATCTGCAGGTAAGATATATAGAAAATGGCTTACAGATATAGAACTTCTTGAAAAAGAAGGAAATCAAAAAGTCAAACAAGATCCAGATATTAAAGATAAAAAAGGCACACAACCAGCACCTTATTATAAAGGATTAGAAAAATCAACTAAGACAAAAAGACTTGCACATTTTAAAAAGTATGCAAAGATGTCTGATGACAACCCTGCAGCTTATAAACCGGCACCTGGTGATGCTACTGCAAAAACAAAACCAAGTAAGCATACTCTCAAATACAAAAAAATGTATGGTGAAGATGCTGTAGAATTAACTAAAAAGAAAATTGAACGAGAAAAAATGGTCGATAAAATGAAACACGCAAGAATGTTAGACCGTGCTAAAGTTAGAAAAATAAAAAACAGGAGTAAAGAAAATGCTTAAATTTTCAACCTACAGTGATCTTCTAGAAAATGAAGGCCTGAAGAAAAAAGCAGAGAAATCTGGTGTATCTTATGGAACATTAAAGAAGGTTTATAATCGTGGCATGGCTGCTTGGAAAACTGGACATAGACCAGGCACAACTCCACAACAATGGGGAATGGCACGAGTCAATTCATATATCACAAAAGGCAAAGGTACTTATCATGGCGCTGATAAAGATTTAAGAGATGATGTTCAGTATGAAGCACACGATCCTAAACATGTTAAACAAGCAATTGGCATCGCATCTGATCCTCGTTATAAAAAAGGTAATATGACCGGTGCTGTTAAAGCTATGAATAAAATTTCTAAAGACATAGATAAACATCCTCAAGTTGCAGCAGTTCTTAAAAGACAAAATGAATCTAAAGTAAATGAAATATCTAAAAATCTTGCAAGAAGTTACATCGGTAAAGCTTCAAGAGATGTTTATGACAAAGGTCAACAACAAGGCACAGCAAATGCAATAAGCCGATTAGGTGGACCAGATCAAGATTATAAGAAAAGTCCAGAACGTAAAGCAGCAAAACGAGTTGCTGGTATCGATAAAGCTACAAATAGGCTTATGAAAAAAGAAGCAATGTCTGATGCTGAAAAGAAAGCTCATGCAGATGCTATAGCAGCATTCAAAGCTAAAGGCGGTAAAGTTAAAAAATTAAAACCAGGATACGCACAAGGTTATCATGGTAAAGCCGATCCTGGTGCAGGCATAAAAGGTATGATTTCGAAAGATGATACCAGTCAATTTGGAACTAAGAAAAAAGTTGGGAGTATGAAATGAGTTTAAGAGATGCAATCACAAAAGTTCTAACTGAAGAAAAAGAAGAAGAACTCGAAGAAGCTACTAACATGTTTACTGATGACAGGGTTGGTTTTCAGATTGATAGATTTGCTGGTAAAGGTGGACAAACTTTCCAGATTAACTATGGAAGAGGCAAAGGTAAATTTATACAAATTCCAAAAGATGACATGAAACGTGTTATTACTCAAATGACAAAAGCAATGAACGCAAAGTAGAGGTAACAATGCCACTAGATCCAAAAGACGGAATCGGTTCTTACATTAAAGACTTTAAAAAGTCTAAGGCTCCTCAGTTTAAAGGTAAGAGCGATAAGAAAAAAAGAGATATGGCAGTTGCTGCTTATCTTGATGCTAAACGCGGACCACAAGAATCCAAGCTTGCAGGTAGCTCATTAAAACTATTTGGTCAAAAGAATAGATCATTTAGTGAGTTATCTATGAGATTAAAAACTAAAGCAAAAGTTCAAAGAGCTTTAGTTGGTCCTAGTAAAAAAGCAAGACCCGATTGGATGAGAGATACTGGCAAAGGAGCAAAGGAACTAGATAAAAAAGCAAAAGGAATAGTTGCTCTTAAGAAAAGTGATCAAACTAAAATATCATTAGCTAAGAAAGCTTTAGGTGTTAAAGAAGATACTAGCTTTAAGGTTTCTATTGATGGATTACCAGATTTATATATGAATGATAAAACACCTGGTGCATTATTACAAAAGCTTCGTAAGATTGTAAAGCAGCCATCTTTAATAAAAGATGTTGGTAGAATAACAAAAAGTAAAGTTAAGAAAGCTTATAGAGATAAAGCTCAAGGTAGAGAAGTTGCAGAAGACAATACAGTATTAGGTGATTATGGTACAACTAAGTCAGTTAAGAAAATGAAAAAGATGACACCATGCGAAAAAGAAGAAGGTTATGTTTCTATGGCTCAACAAAGAGCTGTATGGGCTACTCGTAAAGATGGTGGTAAAGGTCACCCAGATAATAAGAAAAAAAGGAAAAGGTAATGACTCTAGATAGTTTTAAAAAATTTTTCGAAGAAAAAGATCCTAGGCTCAAAAGAGCCGGAGTTGCTGGATTCAATAAAGCAAAAAGAACACCTGGGCATCCTACTAGTAGTCATATTGTTGTTGCTAAACAAGGTGATAAAGTTAAAACAATTAGGTTTGGCCAACAGGGTGCAGAAACTGCAGGAGCTCCTAAAAAAGGAGAGTCTGATAGAATGAAAGCAAAACGAAAATCATTTAAAGCTCGTCACGGCAAGAATATTGCAAAAGGGAAGATGTCAGCTGCATACTGGGCAGATAAGGAGAAATGGTAATGATAAAAAATTGGATAAAGGAAAGAATTAAAGAAAGAACATCTATGGACGGAGCAGTTTGTATTGCTCTTGGTCTTATGATTTTATTTTTAGCACCATTAGCTAAAATTGCTGCAGGATTGGCAATTGCTTATGGTGTGTGGACAATTTGGAAAGGTGAATAATGGCAAAAATGTTTAAAAATTATGTTGCTCATGAACCAATTAAACATGGAACATCAATTGGTCGTAGACCAAATACTTCAACTATGAATAAACATAAAAAAAGAAGTTTTAAAAAATATAGAGCTCAAGGTAGATAACAAATGATGCAATCTGAATCACAAGACGCTAGACTCGATCGTATAGAAGAAAAAATAGATAAGTTAGCAGACGCTATGATATCTTTAGCTCGAGCAGAAGAAAAAATATTATCTCTACAAGGTGATCATGAAAATATGCGAGAGAGATTAAATAAACTTTCTGTTAAACTAGATGAAATTCAGAAATCAGTAGACGACAATGCACGTACAGTAAGTCTTATAAATAAAGTAGTATATGCTGCAATGGTTGCAGCAGTCGGCGCTTATGTCGCCCATATGTGGATGTAAAGGAGAACACAATGGAAGAAAGTTTCAAGTATCATATACCTGAAGACATTCCAGCAAATGAAAGAACAGCCTTTCACGGCGCAGCAGCGGCAGCGGCAAAGACTGGTAAGAAATCTTTTAATTTTAATGGAAAGACTCATCCGGTCACTATGAAAAAAGATACAGCTAAAGCAATAGCAGATCAGAAAGAAAGTAAAATGACTTTTAGAGAAAAATTAATGTCAATCTTTGAGAATGACAGAGCTAAACACTATAAAGGCGCCGCTCAAGCAGAGCCAATGGATAATAATTTAAAAGGTGCTGGTGCTAAAAAAATGAAAGCAGATATTCAAGGAAATGCTGCAGATCCAGATTTAGAAAAAAAATCTCATGACGATGCTGCAAAAGCAGGTAGAGCAGGACCAAGCATGAAAGCTCGAAGTAATGATAACAAAAAAGGTGATAAGAAAATAATTAATCCACCTGCTGACGAAACTAAAAAAGGTAAAGCACCTAAAATGCCAGTAGAATCATACGGTATATCAGGTAATAAAATATCAAATGGCTTACTTGATGCAATAGCAGAAGTTGATAATAAAGGTAAAATATAATGATGCCAGCACAGATGTTAAAAGAAGCTCCTACAAATTTTCATGAAGCTAAATCTGAACTTATGACAGAAGATACTTTACCTAGTGAATATGAACCAAAGACTGAAAAAGAACTTGATAGTGTTAAATTAGATAGAAGAAAAAATAAACCAGCATTAGTTGAAGAATTAAAAGAAGATCTTTAAAAATTGAATATATAATTTTGTAATGATTTTTAAAGAACTAACAGAAAAGAACTTATTGCTATATGCTGCAAAGCATTATAGTAATCCTAAGTTTGCTGATATTGATGAGTTTTATGAAGACTTAAAGAGATTTAAGTATATAAAACGTTTGCTTAATCGTTACTTGGAAACAGATGATTTAGCTTATAGATTATTGCTTAATCATTTTATAGTTGTTTTTAATATGTTTGGTATTCAAGCTGCTCTTGATATATTAGAATTAAAACTTGAAAAGCAGCATTGGCCAATAGTAAAACCATTTTTAATATTTTTAAATTATATTAAAAACGATCAATATACAGGTATTACTATGGATCCATATGTTGTTGAAAAGTTAAGGAAAATTTAATGGGAATACTAAAAGGCGCAGCAGATACAGTATATGCTTTTAGATTTATAAGAATGATGGTTCTCGATTGGACAAGTTGGGACGCTTATAAAGAAGGTGTAATTGATGAAAACGGAAAAAGAAATAGAAACGTGAAACTTGACACTGATAGCAAAAAGTCTTCTTATACTCCTTTCGTTCGCCTTGTGGCTAACATCAAAAGGCTCGTTGCAAAAATTCCAGGAGGTGGAAGTAAACTCGGATCTTTTGCGTCAGCGCTCTATCTTGTTAAAGAAAAAGCAAATCTTAGCGAAAAAGGATTAGAAAGTATTTGTGAAAAATGTAATATCGAAATATTAGATTTTTTAAATGAGAACAATGAATGGTTTTTATTAAAAAATAAACAGTTGTCTCCTGGAGTATACAGAATACAAAATCCTAAGTTATTGAATGATTCTTGTGATGAATTAGTTTGGAGTAAAGATCAAGTAAGAATAAAGGAAGAATGTTTTCCAATTGGTGATGTATTTGGTGTTGATATATATGAAGCAACTCATATTAAAACAAATAAAAGTATATATGTTACAGCTGGAGAATTGATACGATGAGATACGCAGGCAGGCAAAAAGGCAGTAAGGTTAAACCATACTCACATGTTGTAGTACAGCCTAGTGCACCTAAGTCTCGTTATACATTTAGTTATCATAGTTCAGAAGATAAAGCAAAAGCTGCAGCAAAAAAATATGAAAGATTAGTAGGTAATCCTTTAAGAGTAGTTAAACAATCTGGAAAAAGCGCAAATACAGACGTTATGGAAGAGGTTAACATGCAAGAAAATATAAAAGAATCATTATGGGATAATATACGAAAAAGAAGAGCTGCAGGAAAACCTAGATTAAAACCAGGAGATAAAAACTATCCTAAGACTCTTAATGTAGGAGAAGAAGCTCCTTCAACAAATACATCGTCAATACCAAATCCTGCAACTACAGCAATGGGCCCTCGTCTTAAAACAACTACTATGCATGATAAACGAAGAAAAAAAGATAAATTTCCAGTATTACTTAAAAGATTTAGAAAGTATATAGAAGATAACCATGCTTAGAATATATGTTCTTATATTTGTTATTGGCATGATTGGCGCTATAGGTTATGGCGCAAAGTATTATTATGACACTACTCAAAATAAAATAGCAGTTCTTACAAAAAACAACGCTACACTTAAAGTGGCAGTAGAAACATCTGAAAAAAGTATTGGTGAATTAAAAGCTAATATTACAAAGATGGCTAATTTAAATAAAACATTACAACAAGATTTACAAAAAGCTGAAGCGTACCGTGATGAATTAAGATCTAAGTTAAGTAAATTAAATTTAGTAGTTGAAGCTCTTAAAGATTCAAAAGTTTTAGAAGGAAAGATGAATGGCGCAAGTTATAAATTGTGGCAAGGGATTATGGAAGAAACTGGTAATACTAATAAGTCTGATAAGCCTAGCTGGTTGCAGCGGCCTGAGCAGGCTGGTTCCGGAACCGGAAATAAAGACGGTGACAAAGATAGAACAGATAAAGATACCAGTAGTAGCGAGACCAAAACCACTTCAACTCAATAATACTCGAGTATTCGTAGTCACAAAAGATAATTACGAAGAGTTTGTAAAAGATTTTAAAGAAGTCTATG